TGTTTTTATCAGAAGTTTTTTGACGTGGTTGCTTAGTTTAGGCGGGACGTTGATGCCTTTGGTGATTTCCATCAGGCGTTCTGCTATGTGGTCATCAAGGATGGCGGCAAGTGCTTTCAGGTGTGGGTCTTGGCTTTCAAGTAGCCGGTGAATGATTTGCATTGTGTTTTCTGTTTTCATATTGAGTTAGACGGGGGCATTCAGAAGTTCTTACAGGGAAAGTGAAAATAAATGGCTGACCAACCAACACAGGTAATAATTCCGTACCAGCCCCGGCCTTTGCAGAAGCAGTTTCACGCTAATCAGAAGCGGTTTTCTGTTGCGGTTTGCCATCGAAGGTTTGGCAAGACGGTAATGGCGATTAACTGGTTGCTGAAGGAAGTGCTAACTTCCAAGCGTTCACGGGCGCAGGGGGCTTATATTGCGCCAACGTATGGCGCTGCCAAGCGGATTGCGTGGCAGATGTTGCGCGAATATGCCGGGGTTATTCCGGGCGTGAAGTTCAATGAAGCGGAACTGCGCTGTGATTTGCCTGACGGCAAGCGCATTTGGTTGTTGGGAGCAGAAAATCCTGACGCCATCCGTGGCATGGCGTTTTCGGCAGTTTGCATGGATGAATATGCGGACATGAATGCGCGGTTGTTCCCTGAGATTGTGCGGCCAGCGTTGTCTGATTTTGGTGACGGGAAGGCGTTGTGGATTGGGACGCCCCGTGGGGCCAACCAGTTCAAGGAAATATATGATTATGCGCTGTTGCAGATGGAACAGGAGAACCCTGAATGGTATGCCATGCTGTTCCCGGCATCAGAAACGGGTGTGCTGGAACAGAAGGAATTGGATGCTGCCGCTGGTACGATGGACCCCAGCCAATATGAACAGGAATTCAATTGTTCATGGTCCGCTGCCTTAATTGGCGCATATTTTGCCAAGCAGCTGGACAGTGCGGATTTAGATAGTCGGATTGGCAAGGTTTCGTGGGAACCCAATCTGGACGTGACGGTTTCATTTGATTTGGGCATTGCGGACAGCACGGCGGTTTGGTTTTTCCAATCCATGCCCCGTGAAAACGTGGTGCGGGTCATCGACTATTATGAAGAAAGCGGTGAAGGGCTTCATCATTACGTCAAGATTTTGCGTGAACGTCCTTATACATATGGCCGGTATTTGTTCCCCCATGACGTTATGGTGCGGGAATTGGGGTCTGGTAACAGCCGGTACGAAATTTTACAAAGCCTTGGGATTAGGCCCAGCGTTGTACCTAAATTATCCGTCATGGACGGAATTGAATGTGTCAGGGCAACAATCCCAAGGTGTTACTTTGACCGTGGGAATTGCGCTGAAGGTCTGAAGGCTTTGCGCCATTACCACCGCCAGTTCAATGACCGCACTGGTGATTGGAAGGACCGGCCCAACCACGATTGGTCAAGTCACGCTGTTGACAGTTTCCGCTATGGTTGTGTTGGCATGCGGGACAGTGATGACGATGCTTATTCCACGATGGCCCGGACAGGCCGCACATCCGGTGGTGGTTATGTGATTGCGCCCCAGACTAATGACTTTGGTTGAACTAGTTCCCGCAACCTATGCGGATATTGTTTATATTGCGCGGCGCATGCGGAAGCTGGACGCTGAAGAAATCTTACCGCTGATATGGTCGGGGAAACCGGAAGACTTGGCAGCTAGCACGATTGCAGTTGGCGGTTTGGCGACTGTTGCACTTTTTGGGGGTCAGCCTGTGGCGGCTTTCGGGGCGTATATGGGACGCCCAGCCTTTTGGAATGTTTGGATGTTCGCAACGGATCAATGGCCGAGGGTGGCGTTGTCTGTGACCCGAAACATTCGGAAAGTGATGATGCCAGCGATGCTTGATGGTGACGCTGTACGGGCAGATTGTTGGTCAATGGAAGGGCATGACGTTGCCCACCGTTGGTTGGAGTTGTTGGGGGCTGTGCGGGAAGCTTCCGTTGAAGACTACGGACCCCGCCGCAAAACCTTTCATTGTTATTCATGGACCCGTTCAAGGTTGGAGCGGGATGGAGATTTTGACCATGTGCATAGGACCATTCGCGCCAAAAATGCCAAAACCACCCCCGCCCCCGCCTGAACCCATAGAACCGCCCGCACGGGATGACCCCTTTGTGAATGCGGAAGCGTCAGCCAAGCGGAAACGTGCGCTTGCGGCCAAGGGTATTGGATCAACCATTCTTTCTGGCCCGTTGGGCGTCACTGAAGACGCCAACACCGGCAAGAAGTCACTGTTAGGATCATAAGACATGTGTGGATCAACCCCTACTACTCCTCCTCAACCGCCACCGCCGCCCCCACCTATTGCCCCTGTGGACCCTGAAGACAACGTGCTTGTTTCTGGTGGTTCCAGTAAGAACCGGCAACGTGCCATTGCGGGTGGCCGCAATCGGCAAAGCATCCTGACCGGTGCGCGTGGTGTTCTTGGTGACGCCAACACCGGCAAGACTTTGTTGGGCGGCTGACATGTGCGGACGTGAAGGCATCAATATATCAATGGCGGGTGGAAAGCCCAACCGGATGATGTCTGTGAACGCTGCACCCGTTACAGTGTCACCAACGTGGTTTGAAAAGACATAATGTGTGCGCCAAGTCAGAAGAATAAAAAGCAATCAGGGGGGGCAAAGCTTGGCCCCTCATCATTGGGCAACCGTCTGGATCAGGCGCAGCGCAATGCGTCTTCAACAGCTGGTGGCGGGACGTTCCAAGGTAAGACTGTCTTGGCCGGGGTGCCACGCAATTCGGGCGTTGATGCCCAGCGCAAGACCACCATGCTAGGGGTTTGAATATGGATAACGACGAAATCTTTTCACGGTTTCAGCGTCTTCAGAAGGACCGTTCTGTCTGGGAAAGTCATTGGGAAGAAATTGCAGAACGTGTTCTGCCCCGTTCAGCGGAATTCGTTGGTGAACGCCAGCCTGGAGACAAGCGGACCACCAAGCTTTATGACGCCACCGCTGCCCTTGCCTTGGAAAGATTTGCTGCCGCCGTTGAAAGCTTGCTGACGCCCCGTGGCGCACGGTGGCACACGTTGCGGACCACCAACCCCGCATTGAATGAAGACGATGAAGTGAAGCAATATTTTGATATTGTGGAACGCACGTTGTTTGGTTATCGGAATTCGCCAAAAGCTAATTTTGCCAGCCAGGTTCACGAAGGATATATCAGTCTGGGTGCCTTTGGCACGGCTGGAACCTTTGTTGACCAAGGGGCGCACCGTGGCACCATGTATCGCGCCATCCACCTTGCGGACCTGTTCATTGCCAATAATGAACATGGCGTTGTGGATACAGTGTTCAGGCGTTTTGAAGTCACCGCCCGTCAGGCATTGCGGATGTTTGTTGATGGTGACTTGACGGATGAATTGCGGAAGTGCGCGATGGACAGACCTGATGAACGTGTGAAGCTTTTGCACGTTGTCATGCCCCGCACAGACCGTGACCCCACCCGCCCAGACCGAAAGAACAAGGCGTGGTTCAGTGGATATTTTGAAGCAAAGACCAAACAGCTGATTGAAGAAGGCGGCTTTGGCACCAACCCATATGTTGTCAGCCGGTACAATGTTGGCCCCCGTGAAATCTTTGGCCGTTCACCGGCCATGACTTTGCTGCCTGACATCAAGATGCTGAACGAAATGTCCAAGACCGTCATCCGTGCTGGTCAGAAGGTTGTAGACCCGCCGCTGTTGGTTGCGGATGAAGGGGTCATGTTCCCCATCAACACCAATCCGGGTTCAGCCACGTTTGCCCGTCTTGACGGACGCAACCAAGCCCCCATCCAGCCGCTTCACACTGGCGCACGGGTGGACATTGGTTTTGAAATGATGGAACAGCGAAGGAAGATAATAAACGAGGGCTTCCTAGTGAATTTGTTTCAAATATTAGTAGAAAGTCCGCAAATGACTGCAACTGAAGTTTTGCAAAGGGCGCAAGAAAAGGGTGCGCTTTTGGCCCCCACCATTGGCCGTCAACAGACGGAATTCCTTGGCCCCATGATTGAACGGGAACTGGATGTCCTTGATGAACAGGGGCTGTTGCCGCCGTTACCTGAAGTAATGATGGAGGCCGGTGGTGAGTATGAAGTGGAATATGTGTCACCGTTGTCCCGTGCTATGAAGGCTGAAGAAGGCGTTGGCATCTTGCGGACGCTGGAAATGGTTCAGCCCATTGCCGCCGTTGACCCCACCGTCATGGACAATTTTGACAATGATGAAATCACCCGGACGCTGGCTGACACCAATGGCGTTCCGCAACGCATCCTGAAATCCAAGGAACAGATTGATGGCGTCCGTCAGCAGCGTCAGCAACAGGAACAGGCGCAAGCCATGATTGACAACGCACCGCAAACCGCTGATGCAGCGTTGAAGGTGCAACAGATTGCACAGCAAAGCCAGTTGGGGCCGTCCCAGCAATAATCAAACTTCACAGGGGTGAAAATGAGTAAGGAGCAGAACAAAGTCCAAGCTGAAATTCTGCAAGCGTACCGGGATATATTTCTGCACACGCCACAGGGTCAGGTCATTTTGAAAGACCTGATGAAAGTTTCAGGATTGTTTAATGTCACGGGCGTCCGTGCTGATGGTGAACTTCAGCACATGGAAGGTGGCCGTGATATGGTTCGCCGTATCATTATGATATTGGCGATTGATGAAGACCAGATCATGGCACTTGCCACTGGTCAAATGATGGAAAAGGAGACTGAAGAAGATGGCTGAAGAAGCTGAAGGGTCCGTGCTAGACACGGGCAACCCGGAAGGTTCAAGTGCAAACTGGACTGACGGATTAGGTGACTTTCAAGAAGTCATCGATGCCAAGGGATGGCAGTCACAGGCAGACGTGATGAAGTCTTATGTCAACCTTGAAAAACAGGTTGGTGCGGACAAAGTTGTGTTGCCATCTGAAGACAGCAATCAATTGGAATGGGAAGGCTGGGAACGTCTTGGCACCCCCAAGGATGCAGCTGAATATGCAATGGCCGCACCGGACGGGTTTGAACATTATGACACCGGCCTTGCGGATGACATGCGTCAGACGTTCCATGAAGCCAAGCTGACACCGGCACAAGCCCAGCACGTCCATGACAAGTTTGTGGAACGGATGATGGGAACCGCACAGGAACAATTCACTGCCGGTCAGCAACAGAATGAAGTGTGGGAAAATGAGTTGCGGCAAGAATACGGCACGGCCTTTGATGATCGTGTTGGTGCCGCCCGTGCGGCAATTAGGGAATTCGGAAGCCCTGAATTGGCGCAGCAATTGGAAGCCAGCGGCATGGGGTCCAACCCCCATCTTGTCCGTTTGCTTTCCAAGGTTGGCATGCAGCTGGGTTCAGGTCCGCAATTCAAGGATGCTGAAAGTTCCGGTTCATTCGGGACCACGCCTGAAATGGCAAAGGAACAAATTGCAGCAATCCG